AACATCACATGTATTTTTATGTGTGCATCATGATCCTGATCAGGGAAAGACTGCAACAATTCACCCATTAAAGCACGAGCGTTCTCAACCGCGGGGTCAAGTGGCTGTGGTTGTGGTGTTGGTGGCAGGATCTCGTCTATGTTTTGTACTTCTAGAGCCATATACATGCGACGATACGCCGCATGCAGATTGTGCATCTGTGGGTTCGACTGAGCTAATTGCAACTGAGTTTGCGCTAAAGTAACACGTTGAGCCATCGAGAAGATGTTTGGATCACTAACCGGTATGATATCTACACGCCCGTCAAAGTCCGTTGCCATAATTGTACGCTCGGCGCCGGCCACGTCATACGGATATTCCTGTGGTAGGTTATCGGCAAAAATCCGCGCAAGAATGCGAAACTCTGTTTTCTGTGCGTAGTGCAACCGTTTGTGGATTGCAGACATAACCTTCATGCCCCGCTCCAGCATAGCCATCGTTGTGCCAACCGGAGTCTCTTGGTTCATGTTGTTAGTCTGTTCGTCTGCTAAAGAAACAAACCGGCGTCCGCCCTCAATCAGCGCGCCCAGAAGTTGCGCTAGAGTAGCTGAAGGTTCTTTGTACGGTAGAGGAATGATAGAGTCCCGAATGTTTCCACCAGGAGCATCAATGTCTCGCCATTCTCCAGGTTGTAAAGGTTCGTCATCGTTACGAACCTTTACCCCCCGAGCCTTGAAACCCGCTGGGAGGTTTGCGAGTGTTCCGGCATCGATCAACTGGCGTAGGATACTTGTGGCTGCACGTCCTAATCCACCAATCATATGGATCAAACCGAAGCCATAAAAACCCAACCCAGGCATAAACTTGTAGTGAACAAAATACTGACGCTTCTTAGCAAGGTCAGTTCCCTCGTCGTAGTTCCTGCGTACTGACAGGATATCGCCCGACGATTCATCTAATGTAACAATATACGGAAGTTGAATACCCGTAGGCTCTCCGTTAGGATCCATGTCCTCAAAACCCTCAAGGTCCAAATCAACATGCATCTCCAACAAAGTATAAACTTCATCAGTATAAGTCTTGGATACACCTTGAATCTCGTCAACCTTCTGACGAACCTCGTCCGGCTCTCCGTCTCCAACCTTTAACTCAACATCACGATAGAACCCTGCAACCTGCATCTTGCGAACTTGGTTGTAGTCCATACGCAAAACATGCGTGACTCTAGATGCCGTGTTTAAATCTGACGCCGAATAAGGCACAACCAGATCTTGTGCCGGAATGAACTTCGCTACAGACCGTTGCTTGGCCTCGTCAAAGTAAACCTTCTTAAATGTAGAGCCCGATAACGGTAAATAAAACAACAGTTGATCCATGTCGGGATCGTATTCGTCCATGACTTCCATGATCTGGTAGTTCATGTATGCTTTTACGCGGTGCGCTTGAGCCTCACGTTCAGAGTCCTGCTTACCCATCACCTGAGTCTGAACAGGCCCACCAGCCGGTAATAGCTCCTTGTAGGCTTGTGCTTGGAATTGGGTCACACTCTCCGCTATAAGTGGGTGAGTGACACCAGAGGCCCCTTGAAACGGCTCTGTGCGCTCTTGCTGGCGAATGCCTAGCTGATCTAAACCTTTTGTGTACGCTTCTTCCCAATCAGAACGTGAATCCTGATCCTCTTGATACGACGATCTAAGCTCAGAAGATAACTCCCCCATGTATCCGTCGTCTAAAAACTCAGCGAGATTAACGTCATGCTCCATAGGAGCCTCGGCCTCGGCTTGCTCAATCATGTCCGCAAGTGCTTGAACCATCGCAGTTCCGTCTGCGTTCTGTATAACTTCAGCCCCGCCAGAGAAATCTTCCGGAGTATCTAAGGGAATGTCTACCGAAGGCAGCATGTCATCAGGACCGCCCTGCATTGCGCCGGTGTCTACAAGTGAGCCCATGGGGCGTGGTGGCAAAGCCATCAATAATACTCCCTTTTCTTAGGAACGAAGTCGTCCCCTAGGTCTTCGCCGTTGAGCGATATAAAACCGCCCTGTCGAAAACGCATCAGTGCTAGTGTCATGCTATCACAATAGTCGTCATGATCGCCATTAGGAAATGACACCACCTCTTCTATAACTTCATCAGCAAACTTTTTGTCCGCTGGTGCCCACACAACACCCGCTTCAAACAAGGGGGCAACCATGTGCATTCGTGTCACCTTATCACGACCTTTGCCTGGTGAGAACCCTAATGCTGGTATTCCTCGCTGTCGTAACTCGTCAATCAACGGCTGACCGCTGGCCTTGGCCTCTACAATTACCATGTCTGGGTCCCAGTATTCGTGTTCTTCGTAGGCAACTTCCTTTAACTCAGGGAAGTTCCACCTTCCGCGCTGGGCATCTAGCAAAACAACGTTGTCTGGCCCACCATCCTCCGGTTTAAACACGCCCCACGTTGTAATAGCAGAGTAATCCGCGGTTTCTTTCTTGGAAAATGCCGTATCATACGCCTGTAATATGTAATCTAGGCGGGGGACCTTCTCTTCTTCCCACGTTTTCCACCATTCCCGCTTGATAATAGAGGATCCCGAAGATGTTGGCTCTTGTTGCCACTGGGCAGACCATTTTCCTACAGGCAATGACGCTTTAATGCCTAACAGCGCGTCCTTTTCCCAGAACTCCGGCCATAATGGCTTGCCACTGGGCAGAATTGCAGGAAATTCCACAACTTCCCACTTGTCAGACATAATATCACTGCCCTGCTGGGCCAATAATCTACCTGTCAAGTCTTTTTTACCCCATCGAGTCATAACAATTATGATAGAACCACCAGGTTGTAGACGCTGACGGGGGCCAGAGGTGTACCATTCGTATGCGTGGTCAAATGCAGTGTCGCTTAACGCATCTTGTTCCGAATGAGGGTCGTCAATGACGAGTAAATCCGCACCACGGCCCGTGATGGCGGCTCCCACACCCGCCGCAAAGTATTCCGCACCCTTGTCAGTGCCCCATTTACCCGCGCCTTTATTGTCTTCTTTAAGGTTTGTGTCTGGAAATATCTCTTTATACGCTGGATCATCGATTAAATCCCTCACCTTTCTACCAAACCGTACAGCAAGCTCAGTGTTGTGCGTAGCTTGTATGATTTTCAACTTAGGATTACGCCCCAAGAACCATGCCGGCATCAAATAACTAGCGAACTCTGACTTAGAATGTCGAGGCGGCATGTTAATAATCAGTCGTTTGCACTCTCCGCGCGCAACAGCCTCTAGCTTTTCAGCTATAACGCGATGATGAGCGCCCTCAATAAAGTTCTCATACACATGGTGTGCAAAGGGCATGAAGTGATCATACGCCTCTTCTTGTAGATCTAAACGCTTCTTGGCTTCCGTCAGAGCTAAAATCTCTTTTAGAGCCTCTTCGGGTAGTGCCTGTAGGTTCATGCTCTACGCCTTCTAGCCGCCGCTCCATAATTCGGGTTTGGATTAGGTCTGTAGTAAGCACCCGCCGTTGGTCTAACTTTCTCAGGCATGTCGTCAGTACTCTGACAACGCCACACACCGTTTACTTGAACTGCCTCAAATCCATCAGGACATTCAAACGGAGCATCTTCTTCAACAGCTACGTCGTCATCGTCGTCAAAATCAATAGGTGGATCAATCTCAACAACTACATCTTCATCAACAACTACCGGTTCATCTACCTCTACGGTAATGTCCTCGTCTTCAATTGGGTCATACGAGGAAGGAACCAATTGAGTTTGAGGAACGACCTCTGTGGTGGTGGTAGTCACTGGATCTGTTGGAACAACCACAACTGGTCCTCTAGGAACATTCACGGGATTTATTGGAACAACCGTGTTAGTATTAACTGTTCCATCAATCGTTGTAACAGGGTCAACAATTACTTCCGTTGCAACGGCGTTGGGGTCGTTAAGAACCTGTCCATCATATACAAAAGGTTCTGTAGCAACTGTATTGGCAGCGTCTACTTCCATACTGTTAACGGTGCCCTCAATAGTGGGGCCTTCAATTGCTGGTCCTGTGTCTCTTGTCACTACGGCGTTATCTGGATCTATGATCTGACCCTCAAGACCACCAACGTCCGTTTGATTCGGATCAAGCGTAGCAATGCCCATGTTCGCGGTATTTGCAGGAACAATATTTGTTCCTGGTCCGCCAAACGCATCCAGTGCAACACTAGACGCGGGGACCAGTGATGTACTTGGTCCGGTGGCTGTTGAAGGCTCAACTCCCATCGCAGTCTCAGCTAAGTTCGCAACTTCCTGTACAGACAGGTTGTTCGCCGCAGCTATCTCTTGCGCGGTCTCTATAGTCAGTCCACCCTCTTGGGCAACTTCCTGCGCGATAGTGTCGATGATAGATTGCTCTTGAGAAACGGCATCCGTAGCCGCTGTTTCAGTAACAGGTTGAGCAATCGGACTAGCCGTGACCGACGCAGGTAGATTCGATACATTCGGATTAAACGCACCGCCCGTACCTAGAGAAGCTAACCCAGAAGGTTGTGCCGTGTTTACAGCAGGGTCAGTAGTTGGTGTCTGTAACGACGGAACATCAACCGTGATATTCGTACCTGGAATCGTGATCTGATCAATGTTGGTCGTAACATTCGGTGGCGCAATCGCAGAGATGTCTACAAACGGTGTCGTGTCTACTGCTGCCGGCGCCGGAAGTTGTGGCACAACCTGAGTTGTCGGAGCCGTAGTCGTTGTAGGTGTGCCGGATATAACTCCAGATGCAACACTGGCATCAGGAGCCGCAATCTGCGCTGGAGCCGTAGTCGTAACATTCGGTTGACTCGGTATGTCAGTGAATACCGCATCAATAACATCTTGGTTTGTGCTAGGCTGTGTCGGAGCGACAGGCGGAGTTACAACGTTTTGTGGATCTAGAACCACACCTTCAGAGAAAAACGGATCAACAGCCATCGTGTTAGCTGCATCCACGCTAGTACCAGGTTGTGCCGGAGCAACGGTCGAAACCGTAGGAGCAACAGAAGTCCCCGCAATCCCAGTTGTGTCAGATAACGCTGTCCGCTGTGCAGCAGTTAAACCAGTACCGCCAGTGCCAGCCGGTCCAGTGCCCAAGGTCTGAATGCCAGAAGCAGCGGGTCCGCCTTGAGCAGTGGTCGTGGTTGTAGACATAGGTGGTGTAAAAACAGGAGCCGTTCCGCCGACTACCAACGCAGTCAACAGTTCGTCAGCATTCTGGGTTCTGCCTGCTTCATATTCAGCAGTACCTGGAGTCATGGCAGAAGAGGAAGCAAGGTTGGCAGATTCAATCTGCGCGGCCTCGGTAAGCATTCCAGAACCGCCGCCAGTAATAACTCTGGATATAATACCCTTGCCAAACCCAGGAAGAAGCGTCGTTTCAATCGCGCCTGTCACACTGCCCAACGCTGTCGCGTTCTGTGCAACATCACTTCTCAATGCTTCATACTGTGCATCCGAAATCGGAGTACCGTCCGCGTTTGTCAAAGCACCAGCAGCACGTTGAGCCGCAAGTTCAGCGTCAGCGTCGTTTACCACCTCGCCTATCCCGTAACCCATGCCAGTTAAAATAGCCGCTGACGCTGAATACGGAAGAGATGCAAGAATAGGAATCGCTTGAATCCCAGTAACAAGAGCTTTGGTCCCTAAGTTCTTAATTGAATCCTCATAGGATATCGGCTCTCCAGTCTCTGGATCGATTGGCCGGCTGTAGTTTAGCGGGTTAAAAATGCCCCCAGCCTTGTCACCGGTTACTTCTGTAACACCACCAGTGTATCTTGCACCTAAACCAGTAGTGTCGTCTTCTAATAACTTTTGAGTGCTGGTTCGACCCGCGGCCGCAGTATTCGCTCCAACTTGAGATAAAAAGTTGGGAGCTTCAGTAGCCAATTCAATTGCCGCTGGACGTTCTTGACCAGGAAGCATTGGACCCTGCATTTGAAGCATTTCCGTCGCGGTTGGATCAAACGTTTCTGCAAGACCCCGTGTTGCACCACCAAGAAGAGTATAAAGTTGATTACCCGCAGTACCGACCGCTTGCTCAAAAAAATCTCTTTCAATTACAGGTAAATTCGTTCCAACAGTATCAATCGTAGTGCCAGGAAGCATTGGACCAATAAACGTTTGATCCGTAACAGGTGGTAAATCTCTGGCTGCAATACGAGTATTCGCTTCATCGACATAAGGCTGGCGAAAGTCTTGCACAAACTCAGGCAAATATGGAGTGACAGCATCACTTACCGTCTTACTGAAATCCTCAACCTTATCAAGACCGGACCCAATAAGCGAACCAATAGTGGCATCCGTTCTGCCATCGTCACCAGAAGATGTTTCAACCGTAGGAACCTCAACCGTAGGGGTGCCGCCGACAAGAACACCAGCGTCCGTCGCTCCCGTGACAGCATCAAGAAGCCTACCGTCACTGCCAATCCCCATCGTATTAGATTGTAAAGGATTACTTCCGTCTGAAGAAACTCCCGTGTTGTTTAACAAGTCAACTACAGCACTACTGGTTGTAGGGTCGTTAGCTTGCGCCGGAGTAATCTGACCAGAGTTTACAAGTGCCTCAATAGATTCCCTAGTCACACGTTCCGCATTAGTTTCCGCAGGAGTGTCGTCTCCACCAATCTGTGTGTTTTCACCCAGAACGTATGTGTTTAAGAAATCAGTAACCGCGTTGCCGCTACTAGAAGCTGGTTGGATAGCAGGAGTGTCGTCATCGTTGCTACTTACAGGAGCCACGGTCGTAGGATTTGCGCCAGATAAGCTAGTCTGCCCCGCAGCCGTCATGCTCGATGCATACTCACGCATCGCATCCGCATTGCTGGTTCCACCGCCACCGCCGCCCGAGTCAACAATGTCGTTTCGCTCCGCAACTAAACCATTTAATTCACTGGTCCAAGCACCGCCAGACGCATCCAAGGCTGCGTTAATCTCCGCTTGAACATCCGCCTGAGATCTTGAAGCCGTAGTTGTGGTTGTAGTATTGTCGTTGTCGTCGTTTCCGCCGCCGCCACCGCCGCCGCCAGTTTCACCACCAAACACAATCTGAGGTCCAAAACCCATCATTCTAAGCAGCCGCATGCCATACACCTTTATTGGGGAACGCCCCGTCTCGTTTGCCTCGGTGCGCTAACACCTCTTTAACAAAAGGATACTGCGTGAAAAATTGCTTCCGCATCTCCTTGCACATCCATAATACATCACGTTTACCATGAGGAGCAATCATGTCTACAAAAACCATGCACTCGCCAACGTCGCGAGAAAAAATTTCAGAACCTACATAGTTACGAGTTTCAAACTCAACTCGAGTCATGAACGCCCACGTTATTAAACCAACACACTCACCGTCACGATAAAATAAACGTAACTGATCGTTCTCAATCGCCGGTAATAAACGCCAAGAGATAGTCTCACACCGGAAATCACTGTATGGCTTAATCGTCGTCCAAAGCTTTAAAGCATCATTCAACATTAATAACGACCCATCTAACAATAGAATACTAAACCTATACATCAAAAATACCCCGCTTGGCAATCAAATCTATGACCAAGGACCATGGTTCATGGGCCACTTGTGGCGTACCAACAACCGGAATGAAAGTATATTGGGCATTTTTCCGTGGTCCTGGGTCCCTAATGGAATTACCAATGAATGAATTTGGTGAACTAACTACATAGCCTCGCCAGTCGTGATGCACCCGCCCAAAGGGGGGGAGGGGGGGCGATCATTGCCGGCAGAACGTAGGCGATCGGCCCCAGTTACCCCCTACCATGTATAGGCCGGCGCCGGCCGGCCGGTCATATAGGTAAAAGAAAAGAGGATAAATGTGATCTAATTGTGATTTAATTGTGATCTGCCTATTGTAATTGTACAAGTTAGGCCCCATATAGAATATATGGAAAGCAATGATGCGGACCATTTTTATAAAGGACTACACAAAATGAAAAACGCAATCAACTACATCACACGCGCTGCAACGGTAGAACAGAACGACGGCGGCCTGCAGGCCCAGCACGAATTTTACTCTAACCTTGCCAAGCACGTTAATGCAGAATTGAAGCGGACAGAAAAGGACGCGATCGCAGCCGATGACGCCCAGCGCGTCGTGACCGGTACATATGATAGGGCGCCTAATCGCGATCGATATATCGAGCTTCACGGCGTAAAGCTTTGGACCGAGAATAGCGTAAAGACTAACCGGACCACACTGATCTGGAAGTAATCACACTGGGGCCCAGCGATGGGCCCCAACCCTCTTAATCTCAACTAAGGATAAACAAAATGAATAGACCAATAAATACAATAGCCGCGGACATTAGCTCCGATTGGAAGAAAGTAAATTTTGCGGCCGTGCCTTACCTCGAGGCGATGTATAGCCTCAATAGTATAAATGATGACTATTACTATGACACCGGCAAGTCGGTCGTGCGTTACTTCCTAGCCAATGCCGCAAGCTGGCGAGGCGATACCGCTCGAGCGATTAAGGCAGAGTTAAAGGCAATGCTCAAATAATACCGGTTAGCGGCGTCCGTTGGGCGCCGCCTTCCCGTGTCATTAGGCGCGCCAATGTAAACTTAACTAAGGAAGGATAAGACAATGCAAACGAGTGAACATCAAGCGATCAAGCAAGCGATCAAGCTTCGCCTGGCTATTCACAAGGCCGCGGCCAAAATCCTAGGTAACGACTATGACGCTACCGGCTTAACCGACGAAGTCATGACGCTAATATTAGACTGGTCGGATCCGAAGTACGATGACTATCTAATCAAGCCGGAGGTCCCAACCAATGAGCTATGATACATCACACGGGAGCCCGTTCGATCGAGGTGGTGCCGATTACTGGTATCACCGGCCGGCATATCCTCATTACTGGCCGGAAGGCACGGGACGCGGCATAAAGATATGCCAGGGGCATATGAGCAAGGCAGAGATAGATGCATACTATGCCGGCTTCGATGAGGCCGCAGAGCGGGGGGACCAAAAGGATTACGGTTAAGGCAATGGACGCGGGGAAACTCGCGTCCTAATTTTTGACAGATTAACAAGTTAAAAATTAAGCAAGGCCGCAGAGCCGCAGCGCGCTAACATAATAGAAAACAAAAGAGCGGCAAGGCCGCAGAGCCGCAGAGCCGCAGCGATTACGACAACGACCAGCCTATAAAAAATTAATTATTTACTTGTGGTTTGGTTGTGGAATTACTATATTAAAATTATGCAATAATGCATGTTAACCAATGTGAAAGTATAAACAAAATGAAAAATGGAATCATATACAACGGGCCAAGCCTTTTGGATGGTAAACCAATTGTTGCAATTGCAACGTATAGCGACCGCAACACGAAAACCGGCAAGGTATTGCAAACCTATATTATCCGGTCGGATATCTCACCTTTAAACGCAAGTAAAAACGGCGAAGATTTTAGCATATGCGGCGATTGCAAATTCAGAGGGACGCCGACAACGGATCCGGACCGCAAGCAAGCAGTAAAAAGAGATTGCTACGTTAACCTAGGGCAAGGCCCGACTATCATTTACAAATCATTTATGCGTGGAGTATATCCGGCCGCGGACAACGTCGCGGACCGCGTTGACTTAGGCGCCGGCCGCGTCGTTCGTATCGGAACGTATGGAGATCCGGCCGCGGTCCCGTCGTGGATATGGGACCAACTCATTCGCCGGTGTGAATCTCACCTTGCATACTCGCATCAATCCGGATTCCGTCCAGATATCGCGATGCAATCCGCGGACACACAAGCGCAGGCGGTCGCGCATTGGACCGAAGGCCGGCGGACCTTCCGAGTTATCACAACGTTAAACGACCTTGTGAAGGGCAAGGAAATTTTATGTCCGGCAAGTAAAGAGGCCGGCCGGCGGGTCCAATGCAACGCATGCAAATTATGCGGCGGAACATCGGTCAAGTCTTCCAAGTCAATCGCAATCGTGCAACACTAAACCTAGGGGCCTTCGGGCCCCTTTAACCAATGTGAAGGACACACTATGAAAAAATTTCAGATAACAGTAATAGCAACCGTCTCTTTTGATATCGAGGCCAAGAATTATGATGCCGCAAAATGGGCAGCGAAGGCCATGGTAGAGGACGGCGTTCCTATTTGGAGCGACTACGACGGAGACATGCCAACAACAGATCCAGAGTTTTCATTCAACGATGACCCCGTAGAAGTTAACGAAGTATGATAGATGCCAGGGGGATTTCCCCCTGGTTCTTTTGTCATCGGGGGAAACTCCCCCAAGAATGGGGCCGCAGAGCCGCAGACCTAGGTCAAAGGCCGCAGAGCCGCAGAGCCGCAGAGCCGCAGAGCCGCAGAGCCGCAGAGCGCGGACCAACCACATCAAGATTTATATTAGAGAGGCGAGGCCGCAGAGCCGCAGACCTTCGCATAATGATCAAGCAAGCGGGGCCGCAGAGCCTCGAACAAAGCCGCAGGGTTCTCGAACCGCGAACCTTGGGCCTCGGACAGCCCACCAGACAACAGGTTAGGGCCCTCGGACCCCTCAAACAGAACTAGGGTGCGTGTAGAGAGGGCCTTTACCAAGAAGAAACTTAGACCACCTCGGTTTGAATAGGCCATATGCCACGCAACCTGATGAGGTGAGACTTTTACGGCGTTTCCTTTAGCTACCTTCAACTCTATCCAAACGGGTAGGCCATCACAAAGCAGATGTACGTCCGGTACACCACCTCCATGCTTGTTCTCAATCCTTGTTGCCAGTGTCTTTTTTGGCAGAGCGTTTCTTAGTGTGTTCCAAAAGTTCGCCTCTGGTCCCCTGCTCATTAGTCACATCCTTGTAGTCTGCATCGATCACAAATGCTTGAGGGTATTGTTTCTGTAGCAGTGCCAAACGGGAGGTGATCTCATCCCTTGAAAGCTGGTCCAAGGTGTTGATGTTCTCTCGCCTGTCGATAGTCAGACCGCCCAACGCGGAGCGGATTTTTTCTGCATTGATAGCAGCAGAGAATTGCCCTGCTTCTTCGGCACCTTGCGACAGTTGGTGCAGCCTTTCCAGTTGACCGATAGTTGTGACCGCATAGCGGCGTTCTCTTTCAGCCCGTAGTTCAGTCACATATTCCAAGACATGTGGGTAGTCCCTGCCATTCAAAAGAATGGACGCCTGCTTGGGTGCAATGTCATGAGCATAGCCAGCTTTCCTTGCACACTCCGCATTGGAGTATATCCCCTCAACAATATGACGAGCGAACGTCATCTGTCTGGTGGTCAGTTGTCTATCATGCTCGTCTTCAATTTTCTTTTTTAACGAAGCCATACTGCCCCTCCTATTCCACAACCATACAACAACCAAACCTCGATGCCAAGTTCTACTATAGCTTATATCCTAGGTTGAAGTGTAATCAAAAAAACAAAAAGTTAGCCTTGGGCTGGTTAAAAAGTTCTAAATGATTACGCTTTTTTGTAATCACTAACACCATTTGTAATCACGTTTGTAATCACCTTATTCTTTTGTAAGTCT